TATCTTCCTAAAATGCACTGTGTGGCCGGTCAACATGATTTGCCGTACCATGACATAAAAGAAGTACATAGGTCAGCATTTCAGACAATAGTGTTAAATGAAAATATTGTTGATATGTCCGGTTGGTGTTTTGCTCACTCCCATGACGATCATTCCGGTGGTATTGCGTTGTGGGGGAACTCATGGGCAATGGACATCAAACCTCCTGACGAGGTTTACGATGGGTTGAAAGTTTGTGTAGCCCATAAATACGTCTGGACAAAGGGCTGTGGCTACCCTGGTGCCCCTGTAGGTGATTTGGTGGGTAATATGGCGGATCAGTTGAAAGGCTTTGATACGGCCATTTTCGGCGATAACCATAGGGCATTTACAACCAAGGCTGGGGATTGTGTTGTTAGGAATTGTGGCTGTTTGATTCCTAGGAAACAAGACGAAAGAGATTTACCAATAGAGGTAGGTTTGCTACTCGACGATGGTTCAATTAAGACTGTGGCATTAGATACAAGTAAGGACAAGTGGATCGAGCCAGACGATATGCCAAAGGAATTTGATGTGGGAGGTATGGAGGATTTTATCAACGAGTTGAAGGATTCCGAAACAGAAGACATGGATTACAAAGCAGCGGTGGAACGATTCATTCATGATAATGGGGTGAGAAAGCCTACGGCTGATATTTTATTCAGAGCATTGGAATTGCAAGGGGTATAAAATGGCAAAATTGAAATACAAAGATGAGTTTGAAGAAGAGATGAAAAACCATCCTCTTTTTGGTTACCCTGTAGATTTGTCTATGAATGATGTTTGGTACAAAGAGTCAAGCACTCACAATATGTATATTGGTTTTTGTGCCGCAATAAGGATGTTTAGAAAAAAACAGAGAGAAGAAATGGACGCTAACATAAGGAGAAATAAAAGATGATAAGTGTAAAAGAATTTGACCGGTTAAAAACAAAGGTGGATTTGGTTAAGAGGGAGGTGTCCAGGGCAGAAGGGGCATTACAAGAGCAATTGAAGATAATGAAAAGGGACTATGGTTGCGAGACGTTGGAAGAAGCAAAGGAAAAGTTGGCATCCATAACAAAGAAATTGAAGAAGGCTGAAAAAAGATATAGTACTGACTTGCAAGCATTTCAGGAGGAATGGGGAGAGGTGTTAGGTTTGTAGATGGCAGAAGTAATTAAATGTTATGATTGTTATATCTGGATTATTCCAGAATTTAATATGATGGGAAGTGGTTATGTTGTGTCGATGCCCCATTTGCCCGGTACATGTAGCCAAGGTGATACGGTAGAGGAGGCCATTGCAAATATCAAGGAAGCATTCCAAGGTATAGCAGCAAGTTATCTTGAAACCGATGGAAAGATTCCTTGGCTTAGCGGAGAGGAAATCGGAAAACCTCCTAATGGAACGAAGGAAAAATGGATACCAGTGGAGGTGTTTATAGATGAATAAAACCATGGAGAAAATTGGTAACAAAGTAGATTGCTTGGTTACAGAGAAAGGGATGGCTGATAGTAAGTGGGAACAAGGATGTAAAGATTTGGAAGCATCAAAAGATACATTGAATGACCACGAGGAAGCCCAAGCCATTGCTCAAAACATAGCTAGGGAAATGCAACAGCAAGTACACACAAGGATATCAGTTATTGTTACGAGGTGTTTGGCAGCGGTATTCAAGGATAATCCATACGAGTTTGCTATTGATTTTGATTGCAAAAGAGGCAAGACAGAGGCAAGGTTATTGTTTTTGCGGGATGGTATGATATTGGATGATCCTGTAGAAGAAGTGGGTGGTGGGGTAATAGACGTGGCAGCACTTGCTTTGCGGCTATCTTGCATACTACTTTCTAGGCCACGACGACGCCGGTTATTGGTGTTAGACGAGCCATTGAAAAATGTAAGGGGCAAACAAAATAGGAAAAACGTCAGGGCGTTATTAGAAGCCTTGGCGGAGGAGATGGGATTACAGATCGTACTCAATGTTGATGGTGATTCCTACCCAGAATTTATGCTGGGCACAATTTTAGAAATGAGTTAAAGGAGAACAAAAATGAGATTTTCAATAGAAACACCTATCCTATTAAGAGATGAGTATAAGGGTACTTACTCATTGAATGGAGAACCCTTTTTTGTGCAGGCGGGTGTTGACTAAGTATTTTGATGTCAAACCGGATGATAGAATTTCTGTACGTATAACAAGTTATCCATTGAAGGAATCATATAAGATACGTTTATCTGTAACCAACTTCGACGGCTGTTTCGATAAGTTGTTTTGGAGTATTGCTGGAAGAAGAAATGCTAATGTATATCATGAGATGCAGTATTGGTTGGATAATGTGCCTGAAATATATGATCTAGCGGCTGGCGAAAGTATTATTATCTACGCATCGGTATACATACATGAGGGTTAAATGCGATGGAGTATCCTAAAGAACTATTGGATTTTCCAATAGCTACATTGGAGGAATTTGGTTTACCAGTTAGAATGATCAATGCAATTGAGGAAGTATTTGGTGCTATTTACATACGAGATTTGCAGGGAGTAACGAGGCGGGAGTTTTTAGAAGGATCGGAATTAGGCAAAGTTTCATTAATTTGTTTTGAGGAATCTGTTAAAAAACTGTTGTTGTCCTATGAGGGTAGTACTGCATGACAATCAGAAAAAAGACAGTTAAAAGGAAGTGGGGGCATTTGTTCCATCCAGAACGTAAGGTATGTGGTTTTTTTGTAGTAGGTAAATCAGTAGAAGAAATCTCTGTGTTGGTGGACATTCCTGTTAGTGAGGTTGATTGTATACTTGAGGACAAAGCAAAAAAACCAACAACGCCGCTTGTAGTAGAGCCCATTGTAGATTTTGACAGCATAAGTAAGTCGCTTGCTGATATAGGAGAAAAAAATCTAACGGCTATAATAAGGAAGAGGGCAATGGAATTGAGAAAACACACTTGTATGGATGACTAGGAAGGAAATACAACCATGGCAAAAAGAACGAAGACACTAGGACAAGTAGCTAGAGAAGCTTTTTTTGATTCAGAAGAATATGGAGGATTTGAATATTTGGCAGAAGACAATAAAAGAGCATGGGAAAGAGCTGTTGATGTAGTTGTAGAAGGAAGCAATAGAACGAGAATTAGTAAAGGTTGTTGAAGCAAAAGATATGATGGATATGAGTTGGTTAAATCCAGGAAATACAAAGGAGAAGAAATGACAGAAACTATGATTTTATGTTTGTGGTGGTGCTTGGTAATTATAGGATGCTTGACAATGATGATAGTTACCTTCTGTGGTATTTTCATTGGATTAGCCATTTTTTCTATGATGCTCAACAAACTAAACCGACGGGTAAGAGAAATCAAAGAAAATACAGAGGAAAGGCCGAAAGTGGAAACAGATACAAAGATACCCGCTTGTTATTGTGAGGATAAGGGTTGGAAGAATAATTAATGTTATTTACTAAAAATAAAAGATCGGAAACTTTTTTAGATAGTGTAAAAGTTTTTTCTGGAGATGGTGGTTTTGAAACATATTATCAAAAGAAAAATGGTTGGCAGCATAATAATTTGTTTCTAGCAAGGTTGTTGGGAATAAGTCTGGCAATGAATATGTGTTTAGTGTTAAATCATTGTTTTGGATTTTGGGATTTTTCTTCAATTATACAGAGTGTTGTAATTGGAGGCACTCTTATATTGATTTGGGATAAGTGGTAGAAATGTTAATATGCCCAACCTCTGCTTTGGTTTTATTGGTGTTATTGTCCTTGGTGTTTTGGCCGATAGAAATAGCTTACTGTTTTTTGAGGAAGATGGTTAGTAGAGTTTAAGAGGAAATGGGAAATGGAAAAACTAGCTACAATAAAATACCCAAACAAGATTATTAAGAGATTGATGAAGAATGAAGATATTGTAGACCCATTTAAGTTTCAGTCTACTACACAGATGGCCAGGAGGCCACGAAGGGTTGGACGCAATGAGGATTGCCCATGCGGTAGTGGACTAAAGTTCAAAAAGTGTTGTTTGGGAAATAGGAAAGATAGTATATTCTAATGAAAATAAAAGCAAGCCAGGATAGAAAAACAGGTAGAATAAAAAGGGTGTTATTTGAAGCTGACTCATTCCAAGATGAGCAGTTCTTATCCAAATTGTTTTTTTCTATCAAAAATAACGAGAAGATTTATGTGGTTGGTGAGGATGGTAAGAAAAGTTGGATTTCTGGAGTTAATAGTTAGTTGAAAGAAGGCAGTTATGCGTAAAAAGAAGAAGTTAGTAATACGTGATAGAATAAAAGAATTAAGACGGGTCAAGGCGTCTGAACTGCACGCTAATCCTCGTAATTGGCGCGTTCACAATACGGCCCAGGTCAAGGCCATGGAAGGTATCCTGGCTGAGATCGGGTACGCAGGAGCATTACTGGCTCGGGAGCTACCGGACGGCACCCTTGAGTTGATCGACGGGCATCTACGGGCGGAGCTTGACCCAGAGCAGGAGGTGCCGGTTTTAATAGTTGACCTCGACCAGGATGAGGCCAACAAGCTCTTAACAGTCCTGGACCCGTTGGCCGCGATGGCGGAAACTGACCAAAGTGCATTAAATAGTTTGATTGATGATATTGATACTAGCAGTGATTTTCTAACAACTATGTTTGATGATTTATATGCTGAAATAGACCAGTTGGAAATTAAGCAATTAGATGTACAAAAGCCTCCGGCAATGTCTTGGGTACTTGTTGGTATACCAACTGTTAATTTTGGTAACATAGCAGATTATGTTGAGGACATTGCAGCTATTTCAGGAACAATAGTTGAAACCACGGTAAATAATGGGTAAGAAAATAGACAACCACGATCCGCAGGCAAAGTTAGCTCTTAGACGGTACATGCTAAACAAGTACCATGCGGAAGGTCCATTAGATGTTATGGATTGTTGCCAAGGCAGTGGTGTTTTATGGCATACTTTGTGTAAGGAATTTTGGGTATCATCTTATTGGGGGTTGGATCGCAAGGTTAAAAAGGGGAGGTTGAAGTTAGATTCTTCAAGGGTACTAGCACAACCAGGATGGACACAGAATGTTATTGATATTGATACATATGGGTCCCCATGGAGACATTGGCAGGCAATGCTACCCAATATAAGCCAACCAACAACAGTATTTTTGACGGTAGGCCAGTGCCAGATGGGGGTGTCAAAAGAAGTAAAAGAGGCATTGGGGATAAATAATATACCAGTACCACCGGGTATTGCTATTAAGTTATTACCATTATCTTTGCGGTATTTGTTGTTTAATAATTGCATAAATGGTATAATAATTACAGAAGCAGTAGAGTCTGTATCAGTTGGTACGGCTCGGTATTATGGTGTTCATATAGAATACAAAAAAACGAGCGGCACGAAGGCTGCAACCTTGGACCGCTCTAAACCTAAGCAATTTAATAAGGATATTGCTCATGTCTAAAGTAAAGTCTACCAGGGTTAGCGGTACAAAGGAATGGTCTAAGCATTCTGTCAATTGCATTTCTGGATGTGCACACAATTGCCGTTATTGTTATGCAAGGTCCATGGCTCATAGGTTTGGCCGTATATCGTCCCATAACGAATGGGTCAATATGCAAGTCAGACCCATTGAAGTTAACCGCCCACGCCACAAGCTCGATGGGCGTGTTATGTGCCCCACTACGCATGACATCACACCTGAAACGCTTGCACCATGTAAGGTAGTACTAAAAAAATTACTAGTTGCTGGTAATGATGTATTAATTGTTAGCAAGCCACACCTCACATGTATTGAAGCAATTTGTCGAGCTTTCAAACAATATAGCAAGCAAATACTTTTCCGGTTTACTATTGGCGCGCGTAACAATGACTTATTGTCTTACTGGGAGCCCGGTGCCCCTCCTTACGAAGAACGTTTAGCGTGCTTACGGTTAGCATACGAAGAAGGTTATGCAACTAGTGTAAGTTGTGAACCACTACTTGATGTTAAAGATGTGGTGGGTTTGTGTAAAGACTTAGCACAGTATGTTACTGATTCTATTTGGATCGGTAAGATGAATAAAGTGGATACCCGTGTTGTGCCAAATACGGCTGATATTCAAAAAGAGCGTATTAAGAAGTACCAAACAAAGGAGTATGTTTTTTGGGTGTATGAGCAATTAAAAAACAACCCTCTTATAAAATGGAAAGAATCATATAAAGAAGTATTAGGCATTGCGCTTGCTAGTAGGTCAGGGCTTGATTTGTAGTAAGAAAATGATAATGTAAAAGGTAATATATGACACTAACAAAAAATGGTAAGACTGTAGGAAGACCATTAAAGAATATAGACCCTAAGCAAGTAGAGATGTTAGCATCACTTGGGTGTAGTGTAGAAGAGATAGCAAGTGTAGTGGATAGTAGTACTACATCATTATGGAAGCGTTTTGGGACAATTATAAGTAGAGGACATAACAACCAAAAGATGAGCCTACGAAAATTCCAGTTCGATGCAGCGAAGAGGGGTAATCCAGCGTTGCTGATTTGGTTAGGTAAACAGTATTTAAAACAGCGTGATAGCCCAGTTGAAGTAAACCAAACGGTGAAGGGAGCAATGGTACATTTGAATGTAGACAACGTAGAGAGTGACACTGTAATAGAAGCACTACTAGCATTGGATAAGCTAAAGGCGGAAGCAAACACCATTGATGTTGAAGGCCAGAAACAGCTAGAAGAGTAGCAACCAGAAGAGGTTGTCTTTTGTGATGGGATGGATTCGTTGCTATGGCAAAAACAAAAGGTAAGGGGGGCAAGCGTGCTCTGAGTGATGAAGAAGTGCTTGATGTCTATATCAAGCAATCTAGCAAGGATTTCCAATGTTTTGCTAGAGGTCTAATAATACCTTCATCCTCTGGCCCTCAACGATACGAGGTATGCATAGCTGATTTCCAAAGGGATACATTCAGGGACTTAGCCAAATCCTTGGAGGCTATTAAAGAGGGTATGCTGCCCCCGATACGCCGGTTCTGGATAGAACGCACAAAGAAAGCTGGCAAGGATTCTGACCTAGCCATTGCAATAGTATGGATGATGATATTTGCAGAGCGACCTATTAAGTGTCAGATATGTGCAGCCAACAGTTTACAAGCACGTATTATCGAGGATCGTGCTATTGAATTGGTATTCTATAATCCATGGATGAAGCAACATGTAGAGATAGTACAGCGTGAGATACGAAGCCGTAAGAGGCCACGGGAGGTGTGGGCAAGGATTGAGTCATCCGGTGCTCCGGGGGCTACACACGGCCAAACCCCTGATATATTGATATTGAATGAGTTAGTGCATGTTGATCCTGTTGGTGGGTGGGGTGTTATGCAGGCCCACATGGATGATGCTGCTGGTGTGCCTCAAGGTATTGTTATAATCTCTACTAATGCAGGCATAAAAGGTACACCAGCGGATGGGTGGCGAAAGATTGCTTTTCGTGAGGGGTCTCGTTGGTGTGTGCATAAGTTTTCAAAGGTTGCTCCATGGTTGTCAGAACAAGATGTTGAAGAGGCAAAAGCACAAGACCCCATCGGGTCTAATTTTGCTAGGTTGTGGAGAGGTGAGTGGATCAGTGGTATAGGTGGGGCAGTATCCGAAGCTGTATTGAATCAAGCATTCTGCTTAAAAGGACCAACTCCTTATGTAGAAAAAGGATGGAATTATATTGCTGCATTGGATTTGGGCATCAGCCATGACCATTCCGGCCTAGCAGTGGTTGGTATAAATAGGGAAGAACAACGTATAAAGGAAGTACACATCAAAGCTTGGAAACCCACTGTACCAAGAGAAGGTGGTAAGTTAGAAGTAAACCTAATGGCAGTGGAAGAAGAGTGTACAAGAGTAAGTGAGCTATATAGGATAGGATGGTTTGGGTATGACCCGGCAGCAGGGGGTTCGTTTATGGCACAGCGGCTTAGGAGGAGAGGTGTGGGTATGCAGGAGGTGACTTTCAATAGTATAAACCTTACTGCCATGGCTACATCATTTGTACAAACAATGAAGGATGGTGTTTTTCAATGTTATGAAGATAAAGAAGGTATATTAAGGAGAGATTTTGGCAAGTTTAACATTGAACACAGGCCCCCGTCGAATTACAAGCTAATTGCTTTGAGTGATAATTATGGCCATGCTGATGTAGGCACAGCCGTAGTAATTTGTTTGCCAACTGCTGTGGATATGATGAAGGGACACCAACGATGGAACGAAGAAGATGAACTAATGGTAACAGACCAAACAGGTTTGACACCAGAAGAAGTAGAAGAGATGGACGATGGACTACGAGACATTTATGAAATGGATCAAGGCCCTAGTAGACGTAGAGGTTTCAGTGGGGATGATGACGATGAAGTAGTAGGATATTAGCAACCATGAGAAAATAATTTACATCTTGGTTAGGCGGGATAAAGCCTTTATAATACAAGGAAGGAAAGTATGTCAAGTAGTAAAGACACGGATCGGTTGTATCTTGTTACTCATACACAAAATAATGAGCGTACATTATTCCCGAAGGATTTTATAGATGCAATTAGAACCAGTGTAGAAGCTGGTTTTTCATCCGAGCAAATAGTGTCTATACTATTATTGTCGGCAAGTGTACTTAGTGTAAAAGATGTTGACGGTGATGATTTGATAGGACGAACAAAGGAAGTATCCACTGTATTAGGTGGATTAAATAGGCGTAAAAAGTAACAAGAACACACAATTACAAAGGAGACAAGTGATGGGTACGAGGAAAGAAGAGCGGTTGGCCAGACAAGCACAGCGTAACTTACGACGTAAGCTTGGGTTGAATTTAGGAGCTTTGGTAGAAGCAGCCAAGGCTGTTAGGGCCAAGGATTGTTGGACCGGTGATGCGGAGACAGATTGTGCTAGTATCCTAGCGGAATTCATTTCTGCCAATAAAACAGCAGTGGCTAGCGAGATGGTTACTGTGGGCATTGACTGGGATACCATCATGGAATGGATAGAGAAGTTGATGCCATTGATTTTACTAATCCTCAGTTTGTTTTAAGGGAGGTATGAGTTATGGCTTTTCCCTTTATACAGTTGATGAAGTGGGCTAGGGTGTTTATGAAGTTGTTGCCTCTTCCCAAATGGTCTGAGGTGGAAGCAACAAGACTGTGGGTAATGAAGTGCTTAGTGGCTGCCGATGCATTGGCAGACGAGACAGCGACGGATAAGGATGATCAATTGGTTGCTGTCTTACGCACACTAGTAATTGATCCTGCTAAGTGGGTTTTACTCTACGATCTAATTACGTATCTGTTTGGTAAAAAGGATGATTATCCCGATGGTTTACTATGCAATGATGCTCAGGTGGGCCTTGTTGCTGAAAAGCTAGGAATTGATTTGTCTATCTTTAGACAGTTGATTGACTGGATCATGGAAATGATCGAAAAGTTTCTGAACTAGTTGTTTAGGAACATATGAATTTTTAGGTTTTAACTAATGACTAATTTTTTTGAAAGGTTGTGTTATGCGTTCTTACGTTATTTTTATGCTGGCCGTTTTCGTGTTGGTTTTCTGTTTTGCTGGTTCTACCTATGCCGCTGCTTACGACAAATGTATTGCTTGTCCCGCAGTAAAAGGCAGTGCTTATGCAGCCACGACTGCTACAATAGTTTGGCCAGCCCCAGTTGGTCCTCTTGGTCACTCACCCATAAGGTGCCAGGAGCACAAGTCACTATTTCTGTTGCCGAGAAACCGACCTACTTGTACGGTACAGAAAGTGAAACAAGCCGAACACGTAACAGTTGTAAAGACTAAACACGCCCATAGCTGGCGTTCTAAGTGCGGGCGTCGAGGTCTGCATCGATTCTTTGCTCGATGTCGAATGAGTGAGTGGCGTCCGTTTGCTCGACTGCGGGCAAGGCGGCACCACTAATGAAACCCCAACCCCGGTATATAGTCGCTGCAATCCTGCTGACCCTGCTGTATTCGTGTAATTCAACGCAGGCGGACGAGGTAAAAAAGACCGCAGACCCCATCGCTCCACCTGCTGTGGAGATGCAAATACTTGGTCCTAAAAAAATACCAGCTGGAGTAATGACGCAATTTCATGCACAGGTGCCTGAAGGGTCTGATCTTGCGTGGCGTGTTAGTCCTGAAACAAAAGGTTGGTATGTCGATAGCAACAAGACTATCTCTTTGTTGGGCACAATTGAGGAGGGTGTGTACACAATTGGCCTTGCCATATCTCTGGAAAATAAAGCCTACATCCTACAACACCCCGTGCAGGTAGGTAAAGCACCTGACCCTGGACCTGACCCGCCGGACCCCGATCCGCCAATTCCACCGGACCCTAATGCCAAATGGCAGGTCCGGTTTTTTCTTGGTAGTGATCCCGCCGGAGAATCTCAACTTGACAACCTCACGGATGAACAAGTTGATATGCTTACAGGCTTAAAATTTCGCAAGGAGTTCAAAGCCAAGGGTCATCTATGGCTGGGGGTCAATCGCTACGGTGCGATTCCCGAGGGTGGGGTTAGTGACGCACTCAAGCCGTGGTGGGAATCGGTCAAAGGCGACCCGTTGCCGAGGATTGCGTTTGCCTCACGCGATACGGCAAGCACTATTCAGGACTACCCACTACCAAAAACGAAGAAAGCATTCTGGGAATTATTGGAGGGTAAGCAATGAATTATTATGACATGGACAATGCCGAAGACCAACGCCGTCTAATGGGGGATAACCCTTTGGGCGTCATCCCAAGACAGACGAGGTATGGTGATGCGGATGCAGTGGGTATACCATTCGGAGAAGTTGCAGAGGCTTATCCAGACAAGTTGGTTGACCTTAAAGATGCCAAGGAGATTATTCAACACTGCCACGACGAGCAACTCTTTCCCATTTACCATCAGCAATTAACATGGGCACCAACCGATTATGAATGGACGCAAGACGGGCTGGGCTACTGTCACACCGAAGATACGGAAGTGTTGTCTAATCGCGGCTGGATTAAATTTCCAGAATACCGAGAAAGCGATCTCTTAGGAACTGTCAGCCAGACCACAAAAGCACTGGAATTTCAGGCACCTTCACAGATGCACGCCCTTGATTACAATGGCGAGATGATTTACAGCACCAACCGCCGCATGGATTTTGGTGTTACACCCAACCATCGTATGTATGTGCGAAAGTTTGGTAATAAAAACCGCACTCTTAACGATCATTATGAATTTGTGGCGGCAAAGGATCTCGGTTGGTATGCTGGTTTAATGCCCGCGCCCAGTGGATTTTTGGGAACAGAATTAGTCGAGGTGGAGATTCCAAGCGACCGCATGTATGACGGCGATGATTTTCTAGCGATGCTCGCCATGATAATTGGTGATGGATTCGCAGGCAGTCCAGATTCTCGCAAAACGAAGAATAGTGTTAGTTTTTGTTGTTTTGACGAGAGGCACCATGATCGTATAGCCTCTTTGGCTTATCGTGTTGGCTTCCATGAAAGGCCTAGTCAAAAAGGAGTATTTATCCGCTACGATGCCGGAGCACTGGCGGCATGGATAAGGGCCAATTGCTACACCGGAAAACTTGGGGCACTTAATAAAAAGATTCCTGATATTATTAAATGGGTAAGCGAACGTCAGATCAAACATTTTTTGACATGGTATCCAGACCAAGATCGTAAACAACCTCTCTCTATGTATTATTCCAGTAGTCGGCAGATCATTGACGACTTGCAGGAATTGTTGCTTCGCATTGGAAAGCGAAGCACACCATCATGGGCACCGGCAAGAAGTACAGTCATGAAAACCGGTCATGTGATTAAGTCTAAGGAAACTTGTTCGTTGGTTGTTGGCCAAACGGACAGACTGTGTATAGATAAACAGAAGCACATCGAACAAGACCATTATAATGGAACGGTTTTTTGTGCTACTGTGCCAAATAGTACACTTGTGACCCGTCGCAATGGCAGTGTATTGATCTCTGGTAATTGTTGGACATGGAGCGGCACTGGCGACCTAATGAACTGTCAGGCTCGTGAAGGCAAGCGAGTAGCTAGTACTGATCGACTCGCTCCGGTATCTATGGGATGGCTTGTGAATTGGAGAAACAAGGGAAACTATCTCGAATCCTTTATTCGCGGTGCCCAGGAACGCGGCATAGCCCCAGCCTCGTTTATTCCCGATCAGCACTCGACCAATTATCGAAAGTACAAGGATGGCTGGGAAGCGGCTGCGATGAAAAATCGTCTGGCAAAGCGTGGAGTCTGGGACTGTGATCCCCGTAACATGCTCCAGCATTGTTTGTCACAATTGAAGTTGGGCGTCTCATTGTATTCTGCCTGGAACCGTCTTGGTCATGCGATGTCAGTGGTCGGTCTAACCTGGGACGAAAGCAAATACAACAATGTAATTTGGGATGTGCGAAACTCGCACAGAGAAAAAGTACCGATTCAGATGTCGGGTCGGAATGCGGAACCAGACGAGGCGTTTGGTTTTAATTCGACAATTACAGCTTAATAATCAACCACCCGCCCGGTACCTCTAGTTTTCTCCGCGCCGGGCGGGTGTGGTGGAATAAAAAAAAGGACATGATATATGCTATTTGGAATAACTGGGACGGAATCGACACCAGAAGTATACCATCGAGCGATACAAGCTGCTGTTGATGACGCTTCTGCTAGGGGGTGGGAAGCGATTATCTTGGTCTTGGTAATGTTGGGGTTAATTTCATTAACAGGTTTCATTGTCCGGTGGCTAATTCATAGTATGGATAAGCGGCTGGAAGAAGCAACGATCCGCGAAAATCGTATGGCGGATCGCTTGAACGAATTGGAGACATTTACACGAACTACGCTGCTGAAAGTTATTGATGATACTTCAGTGCTAATCACGAAAGTATTTGAGGGTATGAACCACCTTGGCTCGCTATTGGCCGAGCGACCTTGCCTGATGGACTTGGAGCAAATAGAAACTGCGAAAAAGACAGCTAAAAAAGATTGAGGATGTAAATGGCACGACTTTTTAATGGCACAACCAACAAGATCGAAGTGACTGACAACGCGGCATTGACGCTGCCCGCCGCTGGTTGGACTATTGCTCTGCGGTTCTACGTAACTGCTTTCACGGCTGGAACATATCCGCGACTACTGTCGTGGGGGGCATACGGAACCACATCATCAGTGAGTCTTAATTATCGCGGCACTGACCGTGTTTTGCAATATAAGGTACAAGACGCTGATGATAACAATTCCACGGATTGGGCCTCATCTGAACTTTCTCTTGAAACTTGGTACCATGTGGCAATGATCCATGACGGATCGACGGTTAAAATCTACGTCGATGGTAATCTAACAAGTACGAGGCCGTCAATTGCATTGGGAGATATAAACCATGGGGGCAACCTGACTTTGGGTGTCGATCCGTTAAATCCTGGCAATGGATATCTCTCCGGTCGATTGGCCGAGGTCGCTAAGTGGGATCGGGCGATAACAGGGGATGAGATTGCGGCGTTGGCGGGCGGGGCTTCGCCTGCGTTTTTCCCCGTGGACAGGGCTTGGTATCTGCCCATGAAAGAGGATCTACGAGAACGGGATGCTGTCTTGACTATAACAAACACTGGTACTGTGTTGGTTGCTCATCCGACCGTTGCCGATCCGTTTACTTCTCCAGCAGTTATGACTCCAATTCAATCTTTATTGGCAGGTTAAAAATGACAATTGAAATACAAAATGGTGATTACGACCTTGGTGCTGGAGAAACCGTCTACAACAAGACAGCGGCAGCGGATCGTGTGGTTGAGCTTGTATTCCGCGTAGGTGATGCAGCAAAACCACTCGATGCAGGTGTGGGCACACTTGAGTTTATAATTACTAATGATAGTAATGTAGACCGTCTTACTGTCTACAAGGACGTGGATACGCGACGGGAGTTACGTACCCGTCCAATTACTGTTGCTAGTGGTAAAACGCTTACTGTTGCAATTCAAAGTAGCAATACCGACGCGAGCGTGGATGTAACAACAACTCCGCATGATTGTGTGGAGGCTGATACTACTGGAGCAGCAGAAGCAAATGTGACAAAGATACTTAGTCATTTGCTTACGCAAACTGGCACACAATTAGCTGATGGATTCCAAGATTTCTTTAATGTTGCTAGTCCTACCGGAACCGCGAACAGCCTTCCTGCTGCGATTCCTGATGCTGTTGGTGGGTTGCCAATAAGTGATGCTGGTGGGTTGGACATGGATGCAATTTTGTCAAGTGTGCAGAATATTTCAAGTGGTTCGGCAGCAATTGCTGTAACGGCTAGCAGCTTCACTAAGGCTAATTCAGAGCCCGAAACAGGTACGTATGCAAAAACAGTAGAGCTCGACGGAGATTTCCATATTGTTGAGGATGATACTACTGCGACCGAGGTATATTACGAATTTTCGGTTGGAGGCAATGGCGTACCAGTTCAGGTAACATGGGATGGGTATGCTAATCCTAAAGCTGCGACTTATACCGTATCCGCTTATAAGTGGGCAGGAACTCCTGCTTGGGAACAGGTAGGAGAGCTTGAAACTAAAGATGGCCAGAAGGTAAAGAGCCGTATCTTTGATCTGACAAATGCACATGTCGGAACTGGGGCTGATATTGGCAAGGTGCGCTTTCAAATTAAGTCATCGGACGGAACAGCTTTTGGCTGTGATCGTTTAACTTGTGCATATGCGGTTGTTGCAGAGTCTGTTGGCTATGCGAATGGTGCAGTATGGGTTAAGGCATCGGGAACCGCAGGAACAGAATCATATGTCAACGGTGTAGCTGACAACCCATGTCCCTGGGCTAATGCTTTGACTATTGCTGGCAATTTGGGCCTGACTCGTTTCCATATTATCAATGGTGAAACAGTCACGCTGTCTGCAGGTCTCTCGAATAGTACGATGGAAGGCAATGAGTGGACTCTTGCACTAGGATCACAGGCAATCTCAGGATGTCATATTTCGGATGCTTGGGTGTCAGGAATATCTAGTGGTACTGGTAACCACTTCCAAGATTGTGAAATTGGAACCGGCTCATACGCAACTTGCGAATTCCAAGGGTGTGGATTTGTAGGTGGTTCAACAATTACGTTGTTGAGTGCTGGAACTTACCAAATGGTAGATTGTTATACCAGGGGACCATCACCCGCTCCGATATTTGACTTCGGTGCAGCGATTGGTAATACTACAGTGATGTTTGCTGATTGGTCCGGCGGCTTACAAATTGCTAATCTTGGAGCAAATGGAACTGATAAACTTAATTTACATGGACGAGGCAAGGTAACACTTGCATCTACATGTGCGGCAGGCACAATTGGTATTCATGGCTTCTGGGTGATAGTGGATAGTGTGGTTGGTGGTTTTGTTGCTGGTGGTGGAACAATAAATGATGATGCTAGATATACAACTGCAATCGCAACGAAAACCGCTGATACTACAGGCGACTGGGCTACTGCCGGTACATGGGTCGGTGATGTAGTTCCCGCAACTACCGACAACATTGTTATTAACACTGGCGTGATAGTGACCGTTGCCACTTCGCTGGACTTGTCGCAGTTTGGCTCGTTGAGAGTTGAGGGTACAGGGGCGTTGAATATCGCCAGTGGCCAGACTGTTGCGAAAGTCAATGCTGGATGGGTGATTGCAACCAACGTAGGTACGATTACAGTTAATTGGGGCATGGTTGAGAAGAATTATGGCACAGTCACAACCAACAACGGCACAGTCACAACCAACAA